AGATCTAGCCATCTCGTCTTGATAAGCTCAATATATATCGTGAGGTTCTCACAGTCAAGCACTATTTATAATTATTTTTAATCTCCTGACGAACGGTAGTTGATCACCCCTTTATCTCCCGATCCAACTCATCAATGACCTGATCACACAGGCCGCCATCTTCAAAAATATCCATCTGTCCAATCTTGTACTTGTATGTCATCCATTCGTCTTCTAACGGATAACGCATAATTCCTGTTTCCATACGCCATAACTCGATAAATGCTGCGCCGTTGTCGTAGTTTGGAATGCCACCACGTGCCCATTCAGACACAGTGGAAGCACCAGACACCGGTAGAAGAAATGCAATCTTTTCATGCGTCCAACCTAAACGGCTCAGATCCAGGATCATGCGATTGAAGTCTGGACGCTTGTAGTTGCGAAGTTTTAATTTGAACGCTTTGACCTTCTTCTGAGTCTGTAGATTGATAAAACGCGCGCGCGCGCGAGGGTCGTTCGTATAAACCCCATTTACTCCACTTCCGCCCACTAGTTGCAGCTCACTTGAACTTCCCATTTGCAACCCCTTCTAATCCCAAACTACGGTTATTAATTTTTTAAAGTTCCCAGACTTTTAAACTGATCATTCCACCTGGTACCACGGCGCCACGTTTCACAATCAGTTCATCAAACTGTTCATCGTCTTCACAAAATCCACATTTCACCAAAGAATCGATTGTTGCTTTCAAGTGGTTATCGATATCCCGCTTCTGGTGAGTAGGAAAATGAAAAATAACTTCCAGTTTTAATCGTGTTGTTAGCCGTAATGCAGGGATTAGGGCAATAACAACAGCATGAAAATCTCTCGCCTTGTCACTTAATCTCATGCCCTTACCACAACGTTCCCAATAGTGATTGACACTCGGTGGCGTTGTTGCAATTTCACATGACAAAATCAGTTCTTCTTCATATTCCGTATTTCGCACTGATTGCGCGTCTACGACGTTTTTCTTAGCTTTCAGTACCTTTGCTTGGTTTTGTTGTTTAGTGCGCTCCTGAGAGGTTTTAGCCCTGCTACGGTGGATTTTTAAGTGTGTTTGTAAGTACTCTTCACTCCATCTCAATGTCATTCTTAAGCCCCGATTTCAGTTAATTTGTTCAGGAATGCGTGACTGGCCTTACCAACGTACTGACACCATCCCCAGCCCTCACGCCAAAACATCCAAAGTCCTTTTTCGTTTTTCCAAACTGTGCCGTCTGATTCGTAGTGAGTTGCTCCTACAGGTTTGCTTTGAGAGTTCATAGGCTTGCCCCTAGATCAACCACAAAGCCAAGCTCATGCAGATATGGACCATAAGTATCCGCGTATTCAGGTTTACGGATATTTGAGCTAATCCGGGTTTCAAATGCTTTTTGAGATTCACCGATGTTTGAGTGCTTTGATTTGAAGCTTTGGTAATTGCACAGCTCTGAAACGAAGTAATTCACTTGTGCATCTGACAAGCCTTTGCTTTTCGGTTTTGAAGATTTCGCTTTTGTCGTTGAAAGTTTTTGAATACGGTAGATCCAGTAATTCATCCAACCTTGCGCCGTGGTTTTTTCTCGACTGGTAGACCACTGAGCAAAGTTTTTTAACTCACTCAGAATTTTTGCATCATCAAGTTTTGGATTGATCCGTTTTGCTTGGTCAGCAAGATCAGTTTGAATCGTGTAGACACCTGCAAGCTCTCTCAAGCTGTACAGATTTTTATTGTCACCGTGGTATTCGACAGAATCGCTAAAGATTTCTGTTTCTGAGTTATCCACAGAGGAAGTTCTTTTTTTAATATCTAATAAATTCTTATTATCTATTGTGTGTGTAGTTACTACACTGGTTTCGGTGTTGTCACTAAACCGATCTTGGTTTACTAACTTAACTGGTTTACTTACTACACTGGTGTTATTACTAAACCGATCTTTTAGAGAGATATCATTAATTCGATATGACTTTGTACCCTGTTTTCCACCAGAAATTACGGTAATAACGCCAAGTTGAATGAGTTCTTTTAAAGCTTTTGATACGGTCGGGCGACTCATAAGACGTGCTCCCTCCAAATCACAGTCACCCTGCAATTGAGAGTAGCTCACAAAGTCTGACTCTTTGTTATGTCCATTAATGCGGTTTTCGAGTTCCGCATAGACATTTCTAGCCGCATCACTTAGAAACGGCCAGACCTCCTTTCTATACAATCGGCTAGACATTACATAGCCTTGTACAAACTTATCGCTATACATGCTTTTTCCAGCCTCTTGTTTTGGCTGCGGCGCTTGCTGCTTTGGAAAATTGATAACTTTTACAGCTGTCATGACCCGCACCCTCTTTCGTGATAAGAACGGATGTCTTTTTTTGCACGTTGCTGAAGATGTGGCTTGTACCGAATGTAATAACAACTTTTACAAGCAGCTTCGTAGCAAGTACTTTTAGAGCCATCCTTCTTAAGTTTTCCTTTATACGTAAACCAAAACTCAACATCCAAAGGCCAGTATTCCTGACACTCAATACAGAGCTTTTCTGTGCCTAGCTCTGTTTCAATAAACTTCGGCTTTTGATCTTTTAATTGGCTTTTAATTCGTGTTAAATTCGTCATCGGGTTCCAACCTAGTCGTTTACTTTTCGGAGTGAACGGCAAGAAAGTCCAACTGGTCGCACGGTTGGACTTTTTTTTGTGCCTGTAGTTTTGGTGTGACATCGATAAAGCGCGGAGGAGCTTGGAGCTCAAAAGACGTGTCTACGGTATCTGTGGTCAGACGCATGAGTGATGCGAGATTATTTAAGCGTTCCCGAACTTCAGAGATATTCGACATGCCAAGACTTCTAATGTGCTCAGATAATGTTTTGCTATCAGACTTAGCAATTGCTTCTAAGTCCCGCTTTTCTTCGTACGTGCATTTAAAAGTGATGCTTTCAGTGAGTTTTTCGGACATGGGCTCACCATTAAGCTGCTGGATGAATGATTTGTTCATGCAACTTCTTCAAACCTTCCGCAATCTCATGCGAGATTCGCTTGCCCTTTTTGCCTGTTTTGAGATCGCTGATGTAGTTCTGAGAACAAGGAACACGTTTAGCAATTTCCAATTGCGTCATATTTCCTTTCTTCTTGTCTTGAAGATCACTAATTAACTGGCTCCAGTTAGTCATAGCCATAGCCTTTAAAATATCGTTGTTTTGATAATTTATCTTTATTGCGATATTTAATCAATCAAAATCAACCGCCATTGCGATATTAATTTGCATCACAATAGCGATAAATAAAAAGAGGTCATCTTTATGTCGGTAGGAAATCGCATACGTGCATTGCGTAGATCATTAGGAATGTCACAACCTGCATTAGCTAAAAAAGCTAACGTTGGTCAATCTACGATTTCTGATTTAGAGAATGATAAGAAAAGTACTTCGGCTGAAAATATGCAGTCAATTGCAACTGCATTAGGTACAAATCCCCAATATTTACTTTTGGGTGAAGATACTCATTCTATTGAAGATAAAGTAGGTAAAAACTCAGAAACGAATGAAGATGAAATAGAAATTAAATTTTATGATGAGCTTCCAATATCTTGTGGATTTGGTTCATTTGGTGAAGTGCTTGAAAGAGATGCTAAGATACTTAAAGTCAAAAAACAGCCTCTACTAGAGCGCAATATCAGTAAAAGTAATTGTGCTGCATTCCCTGCCAGTGGCTATTCAATGCTTCCAACTATCAAAGATAAAGACATTGTCTATGTAGATCTAGGTCGAACTCAAATTAAAGATGGGAAAGTATTTGCTATCTGTCATGGTGGACTATTTAAGTTTAAAAGGCTTTACCAGTTACCTCTAGGTGGTGTCCGAATTGTAAGTGACAATACCGTTGAATATCCCGAAGAGCGATTAACAGCACAAGAAATAATAGACCAACAGTTTGAAGTTATTGGTTGGGCATGGTCATGGCAATCTATGGAAAGCTGGTAGCAGTGTATTATGAATATTCTTACTAAAGCTTTAATCTTTAAACCTAAAAAGTTAAAAGATGGATGGGAGCATAAGAAAGGTTTTTACGTCTCTATTGATGCTAAATCTGCATTTGTAATTATTGATAAAGCTAGAGATAAAAGGAAATATTCAAATTTTAATAAGCCAAATATTTATAATCAGCTAGACAAAGACAAGCTACGCTCCTTAGCTGAAAGTAGATTGTTTGAGATTGAATCTAGCAGTAACAACTATCTTGAATATATATGTGCAGTAGGTGGTTTATTTGTGTTTATTTACTTAACCAACCTACTAATGCAGATATGGAATTATCCTAACCAAACCTCTGTCCGTTTATTTATAGTATTGGCTGTTTTATTTGGGTTTCTTATATATTTATATTTCAAGAAAGAAAAAATAGTAAATTATTTAGTTGAGGACTTCCTAGATGTTGAGGATGCACTTTACCGACTAGAGTATGGTGAAAGCCAATACCAATGCAGACGATGAAACAAGATTTTAATTAACCGCCAAGATGGCGGTTTTTTATTACCAAAAAATATAAATATCATATTTGCGATATTTATGTTCATCGCTATTGACATAAAACTATCGTTAATGCGATATTTATCTCGTACCCACAAAAAAGCCCGCAGGGACTGGAAATCTAGCGAGCTTACTCAAAGAGCGAGATAAGTATGAAACAAACAGCATCACATAGTCAAACACCGACTTTCGTTAAAAACGAAAGCAATACAAAGCCTGTGCTTTACCAGCACCCCACTCCTGCAGAAATGCGCACCCCTCGTTTAGCCATTATCAAGGCAAATCTTAAAGACTTTGGCATCTTCGCTCTTACTGCTTTAGTGCTTTGGTTTGTTATTAGCCTTGCAGTTATGAACGTGTTTGGAGGCTGATAAACCATGAATGACTGGCAAAAGTTACGTGCTCGCTATGGCAGCACTAACCAATACAAAAAGCGTGTTGCAGCTCTACCAAGTCAAATCGAAGAGTTCAGTAATTGGCTTATAGACAAAGGTGCTGATGTGATGACTGCACTTGCTCAAGATGAAATTTTAAGATTCAGACTAAATGGCGAATTAGGCATTGTTTGGTGCTCTGGATCTGGAAACTTACTTGCACATGATTGTGCTCTTAAATGGAAGGCTAAACGATGAATGCATTTGTAGAATTACCGACTGCATCACTCATTGAAAAAATGAGCAATGAAGAATATCGCTCACGCCCCGAGTTTAGCTCTAGCCAGTTAAAAGACATGCTGCGTTCAAGTGCTCACTTCTACTCAAACAACATTGCGAAAGAAGTTGAACGCGAAACCAAAACAGCTATGAGCTTTGGAACATTGGCACACACCCTGTTTTTAGAGCCTGAACAGTTTGAACATGAGTTCATTATCGCGCCTAAGTTCGACCGTCGTACAAAGGTAGGTAAAGAAGAGGCTTTGGCATGGGAACAAGCCAATCAAGGCAAAATTTTAGTTGATGCTGAACAGGTTGAAGGTGCAAAACGTATTGTGGCCAACCTACAGAAACTCAGCTCTTATGCAGACATGCAGAACAATTTCGGCATGGCTGAAGCAAGCATATTCTTTACCGATCCAATCTATGGCTTAGAACTTCGTATTCGTCCTGATTGGCACATTGCACCCTGTAAGGCTTTTCCAAATGGTTTGATCTTGGATTTAAAGACTACGACCGATGCACGTGCACATGCCTTTCAAAAAAAATGCGGTGACTTTGGTTATGACCTATCTGCAGTTATGTACCGTGAAGGCTTTCAGCAGTATTACCAAACAGAAGATAAACCACCTTTTATTTTGTTAGTTGCTGAGAGTTCAATTCCGCACAACGTCAAGCAGTACAAGGCAGCAGACCTATTTTTAAGTGTCGGTGAATCTCGATACAACAAATCAAAAGAATTACTGGCTGAGTCTCTTCTTATCAATGAATGGGACGGCTACTCACTCGAAATGGAAGATTTATTCCTTCCGCAATATATGACTAAACAAGCTCTAGAAAACGATTTTAACTAATTAGGAATTTTAAAAATGAATACTCAAACTCAATCTGTCTCACGTATCGAAAATCCATTAAGCAATGGACAAAACCAAATTGTTCACCACAACCAATCAAGCTCTGCATTAATTAGCACGGAAAGTCAGCGTGCGATTGCAGAAGTTCAGGCTGCACTTGCCATTGCTAAGAGCTTTCCACGTGACCGCGTTGCTGCTGTAGATCGAATCTTAAATGATTGTCAGCGATCAGGATTAGCACAAGTTGCCGTATATCAATATGCGCGTGGCGGCACGTCAATTAGTGGTCCAACTATCCGCCTTGCTGAATCACTAGCACAAAACTGGGGAAATATTCAGTATGGTGTGCGAGAGCTTTCTCAAGCGAATGGTGAAAGTACTGTTGAGGCTTTTGCATGGGATGTTGAAACAAATACACGTCAAACCAAAATTTTTCAGGTTCCTCATGTGCGCTATACAAAATCAGGTGGTGCAGTAAAGCTTATTGATCCACGCGATATTTATGAAGCTGTAGCGAATAACGGTGCACGCCGCCTTCGTGCTTGCATTCTTGGAGTTATACCGGGTGATGTTGTAGAGGCAGCGTTACAGCAATGTGATTTAACGCTAAACACTTATGCTGATACATCACCAGAAGGTATTCAAAATATTATTAAAGCTTTTGAGAAGTACGGTGTTTCTAAAGAAGCTTTAGAAAAACGCATACAGTGCCGAATGGAGGCTATCAAGCCAGCGCAGATTGTTAGCTTAATAAAAATTGGTACAAGCTTAAAAGATGGTATGAGCAACCCAGCCGATTGGTTTGATATGAGTTCCCCTTCAGGTGCTGATGCCCAGAGTAACAAAGAAGAGCAAGAAGACTTTGCGGCACTTAAACGTCGCATTCTAACCATAAAATCAAGTGATGAACTTGATGCTTGCGAAGAACAAGTAATGGATCATGCAAACAAAGATGAGCGCAAGCAGTTATTACAATTGATTAAAGCTCAAGCTAAAAAGTTCCAACCTGCTGCCGATGTAGTAAATGACCAAAATACAACATCAAATGATGTAGCAGAAAAGACAGTTCCTGCAAAAAAGCCTGAGCCTGAAAAGGAAGAAGCACCACCAGTAGACGAACCGGCACAAGAGAAAAAACTACGTGCCCAAACCAAAAAAGCTGTAATTCAGGAAGATGATGAAAAGTATCAGACACTGCTCGCAGATCTTATCGAACGCTCTAAAGCAGCAAAGACAGCAAATGAGGTTAGTGCATTAGTTAAATATACAAATGCTTGGTCTGCCGAACAGCGTGCCCCGCTTCATGAGGCAATAGCTAAACGTCTAGCAGAATTTAAAACAAATGAGCCTGAACCAACTCAATCGGAAGAAAACTTAAGTGTTAGCGAATTGCAAAGACTGCAAAAAGAAGCTGAAAAATTAGTTGCTCAAAAAAAGGAAGCTCAACAAGCTCCAGCAGTAACCGAGATTAAGTCAGATCAGATCATTGGCGGTTTAAAAATCCAAATCGGCAATGCCCAAAATATTACTGAACTGGAAGCCGTTGCAAAGACCATCCGAGACAATAAGCCAAACCTTACGCCTGACCATATGAACGATGTACTTAACGTCTATGTAGCACGTAAACAGTTTTTAGAAAATCAGCTATCCATGTTTGATACAGACGATACCCCTTGGGTAGATAAAGCGATTGCTGAAATTGAAGCTGCTAAAAACCAAGATGAAATTAACAACATCTTTATTGATCCAATGTATGAGGAACAGTCTGATCCTGACCAGCAACGCATTACTGATGCCGCACAAAAACGCGAATCAGAGCTTTTCGGTAATTAATTAGATAAGGCCGTACCGAGTGCGGCCATTAGGTGCAAACATGAAAAAGATAATTTTATTAGCACTTTTAATTAGTGGCTGTTCATCAACTAACGATGCAACAAAAGCATTAAAAGCACAGGGTTTTACAGATATTCAGACAAATGGCCGAGCTTTTTTTGCATGCAGTGAAGACGACACATTTGCTACCAAGTTCACCGCCAAAAACCCTAAAGGTGAAACTGTTACTGGTGCTGTTTGTAGTGGTTGGCTGAAAGGCTCAACTATACGTTTCGATTGAGGTGGTGAAATGGAATGGATTGATTACACGAAACAATCACCTCGCATTGATGGTCGTTATCAAATCTTTATTGCGAGTGAACAGCTAACTGCTGAATACAAACACCCTTTTGGCTTTGCTTGCCCAATTGATGGCTGCGCTTTTGTTCAAGAGTTAATTACACACTGGGCGTTATTACCAGAGCCACCCAAAGGGGAATCATGATGGGAGCATTAAAATATACAATCACTATTGAGTCAGATTCCCCACCACAAGTTATGCTTGGACAAAACATCGGTGGTGGCATTGTCAAAGAACTGAAAGAAGTTGAGATGGAATTAGTATCTGCTGCGAAATTAGCGGAAAAATATAATCTATCAACGACAACCATCCGTGAGCGCCTTGCATCTATTAATCAAGGTACACAAGGTAAATGTTTGTACAACCCTCGCCTAGCGCACGGCATACTCACAACAAAAAATAAAAGAGGCAGACCGAGAGCTAATTAGCTCTCACTGTCATTGAACATTTCTACTAAGTCCTGAGCGTCTGGATTGTAGTAAGTGTTAATTAATATCCCAATAGTTTTATGCCCGGTGATCTTTGCCAAAACCTCAACTGGTAATTTCCGAACTTTAACCATTCTTGTGATTGCTTCATGTCGTGAATCGTGGAAATTGATGTGAGGTAGATTCGCTCTTTTTTTAGCTCTCACCCACGTTGCGCAACATATATCCTTGTCGATTGGTACCAGAACGTCATTATTCACAGGCAATAATGAAAGCAGACGCTTTGCTTCTTTCGATAAAGGAACGTTTCTAGACTCGCCATTTTTAGTCATCGGCAGATGTACAAAACCATCTCTCAGGTCAGACCTACGCATTGCCAGTATTTCACCTTGTCGCATTGCTGTTTCAAGCGCAAATAGAAATGCCCATGCTACATAGTGCTTTGACTTCTCAGGTGTAGATAAACCATCCCAATCCAACGCTTTAAGCAACACTTCTTGCTGTTCAGGCATAATCCGCTGATTTCGTGATTTTTCCTTACTTGGCATCGGCACAGTTTGCCAAACATTCGACTCAATTAAAAAAAGCTCTTTCAAGGCATAAGTGAAAACAGCCGAATAGATAGCATGCTCATTTCTTAAAGTTGATACTTTGACTTCTTTTTTACGTTTATTTCGCCACTCAACAATGTCACTGGGCTTAAAATCGTAAATAGACTTATCAGCAACATTGGGTGCAATGCGATCAAGGTTTTTTATCTTGAGCATAATTGTTCTAGCAGATCGCATATGTCTGCCATGTTCTTGATAGTACTTATCGCATAATTGACGAAATGGGTATGCTGGCTTTATTCCTTGTTCTAAATCAGCCTTACCTGTTTTAAGCTCCAGTAGCTTGATTGATGCCCAGTGCTCGCACTCTTTTGCGGTATCTCTGGTCGCTGAGTATCGCTGCTTGTCAAAAGTAACAGTGATACGCCAAGTTGACCCACGTTGTATTGGTTTCGGAAGCTTCATTTTTCTTGGTGCAGATTTGGTGCAGATTGCCTTTTATTCTATCGAGAATGTAGCAAAAGGAAAGAAAATACGGGGTATTTTGTGCATTTTTAAAATGTGATTACAATTGACATATGTTTTAATCTATTTGTAAGGTGCTGTTTTTTAATTACTTATTATTGATTTTTTTTTGTATTTGATGCGAAATTTTATAGATACCACCTAAAATCATTGTATAGATACTCCTTATAATAATCAGCAAGTTGCATCTCATTGGTGTATTTTTGGTGTTACAAATGAGTTATCCACAGATATTAAACGCAAAAACCGACTCAAAATTCTCTTGAGTCGGTCAATCTGCAAGAGCACTATATCATCATTTTAAAGGTTCGGAATATTGCATGTGTTACAGTTATAGCTATGTACTGTATATCGTTTATGACTGTAAACAGTAGACCAACAAAGTATGCTACTTGGCATTTTTCTTTGCTGATCTAGTTAGACAATATCATCTTTATTCAGGCCACGCCTCACTCAATCGTTCGACATCAATTGCGTGTCCATCTGCTTTTTCTGCCATGCTTCGATATTCTGCTGTGCAAGCTTCGAGTAGCTCACTGTTGGCAATAGTGTACTCAATGATGGTTTCCCGGGGAGCTGTGGACAGACGTTTGCTTGCTTCACTGAGTTGCTTTGACAACCCACTAGCAGCCAAGTCAGCACTACGAGCGGCAACATTCGCATCTTGTATTTTTTTAATCGCATTTTGTTCTACCTCAATATATTTATCCGACCAAGCCTTTTCAGTAATAGCCTTCTGTTCTTTGGCATTTGTGATTGCCACTTGATAAGGCTTAATTGCCTTATCAACTTCTTGCTGTACCTTTGTTTTGCAATCGGCCCTAGCCTTGCTTAAATCACCCGTAAGTGAATTGGATTGCCATGTTTGAAACAAGGCATAAATCAAAAGCAAAATGATCAATGTCCAGCGCTTGTTATTCCAAATCAGTACAAGAAATGACATCTAGTTTTCTCCTATACATTTTTCATAGCGCGCTTGTTGTCGTGTCCAAACGCCATAGCAGTTATTTGAACGGATTGAACAATCACGCTTAGCTGCATACTTCCACTTCAATAACGACTTACATGCTTGCTCGTAGTTACGTGATTTCAAATGTCGAAGCATTGAAGATTGAGACCAGGCACTGGTGCCAAACTGGTATGTAAAATCCATATACAGGTCATACTCAGCTTGTGAAAGCGGAATACCTACAAGCGTTTTATTGAATATCTTGGCATCCTTATTCATGTGGAATTGCAGAAATTCAGCGGCTTGTTTCTTGGTAATTGGTGAATCAGTGATTTTGACTGTTTTGCCGTTTGGATAGACCGTTGTGCCTGTACCAATAGTTGCTACTTTGACACTATCGTAATATGGCTTAAGTACAGTACCTTCACGGCTTTGCGTCCAAGCAACACCGCCCAAACTAATCACAGTTGCCATGGTTACAGCTATCTTGGTTTTATTCGACATTGCATTCATCCTTTGCTTTTCGTAGCGCAATTTGATGGAGTTGATCTGCACGCTGATCTTCTTTTTTCTTGTAGTGCCAATTAATTAAAAAACTCAAAAAACTAACTAATAGGCCACCTAAACCAATGCAAACACCAAGGACTGTCATTGGATCGAGACCAGCTAACCAGCCAACAAATGAAACCCCACCACCAGCAACTGCAGTTTTTGAAGAAGCACTTGTTATGGCTGCACTTGCTTCAATTGCTGTTTGTGCATGATCTGCCATGCTCCCCCCTTATTTTTGGTAATAAAAAACCCTGATCTAATTAAAGATCAGGGTTGGTTCAAAAGAATTGAGTATTAAAGCTAGTTCAGCCACATAGCGTCTACTTGTTCATCTGTTAGATTCAAAGCAATACGTGCTTGATCAATGAAAGGGTCGGTACGACTAAAGAATGTAGCACGAGTATATGCTATTTTTAGTTTAATATCAGATTGAATCAACTCTTGGACTTGATCATACAACCCTGCATCAACAAGTTTAATGTCAAACTCGATTGGGGTTAGGTTTGGCATACGCTTGCGTGATAATTGTAATTTTTCTTCATCACTGAGATAATTTTCAGGGTTTACGTGACGATCAGCTTCCTCATCAGTCATCATAACCATACCATCTGTAATATAATCGTCTTGCGAACCATCCAATTCAAATGCATAAACAACATCATTTAATTTATAATATTTCATTAACGCATCTCCCACCAAAAGTTTAAATTTGAACTAGCTGCTCCCCAAGCGAGAGAGTATGTCGCTCCATCAGGTACAGGGAATGAAAAAGGGTAAGCACCATATGGTGCAACATCGTAAGAGGCTGTATGTGCTAAACCACCTACTGACACTTTCAAAGAAACATTTAGTGTATCATTAATCAAAATAAGAACATGGATGGTCTTACCTGTTGAGTTTGTGTATGTTGTTCCACTAACCCTAGAGGTTGTGAAATCCTGCCAAGTTTGACCTACCCCGAACGCTCGATCGTTTAACACCTTACCTTGTGCAGCAGTAAGAGCTTTGTCGGTATCAGTTGAGGTTAAGTTATTAGTCAACCTTACAACCCCAGCTACTGTTTCTGATGCAGCAGGTGTTGCTTCCGTAATTGCTGTATTTGTTTCAGATTTGGAGTAAACAGAAAGGTTTTCTCGAGCTTGTTCTGCTGTAGTTGCCCCTGTACCACCACCTGCAATACCAACCACACTGCCAGCACCACCAGTGGCAATCAAAGAATCAACCTCTGACTGGCTATAAACTCCTAAATTTGTACGCGCATCAACAACATTATCCGCCCCTGTTCCACCAGCATTAACTGGGCGAACTTGAGTTAAAATAAAGTTGTAATCATAGTCATACTGTCCGGCCTTATAATTCTGATCTTGAATGGCATACCAAATACGATCAAAGTCTTTATTTATCACTTCAGGTCGGAATGAATTATTGCTAGACAAATAGTTTGTGGTGCGCTCAAGCTTGGTTGCGCGTTTTAAAACGATCTTCGAGCCGAGTGCGGGCGCAGTAGTGAACGAAACGCTACCACTAGTCAGCGACCAAGTGCTTAACTCTGACTCAATATCATTAATGAAAACCTTTAATTCCTGCTTTAAATCGCACGTGAACCCTAGTGCAAAATTCGTTGTTACACCGTTGCCCGCATACTCTTTGTACGGTGTTTGCTCAGGTACAGCCATAGTGAACCCCTTAATCAAAATCTAAGGCGGCTTCAATTACGCCACCGCTTGTTCTCCAATTAACACCTTCACGGGATTCATTTTGTCTGTGTATTTTGCCAATGCGTTCTGGTGAATCAGTGACTGCGCCAGCTAATGAGTCCAGATCATCGTCTGGCTGTTCAGTGATTGCTGGGTTAAACATGCGCATATTTTTATATTGTCTTGAGCTGTTCTCACCTTCTTCTGGTGTATCAATGACTGATGTATGAACCCAAAGTAGACCAGACATTAAAGGGCCTTCAAGCGCTTCAAGAATGCGTTTATTTTTATTCCCTACACTATGTTCTTCTTTTACACCACAACGGATATGGCGTGCTTTTAATGCGCCTTTTAATGCCGCAGGTGCGAAGTTACCAATGCCATTGGTTTCAATGGTTACGCTTGGCACATTAAATTGATCGATCAGATCGCATAACTGCCAGACTTGCCCGCCCGTGATTTTGCCATGTGCATCATGGGTAACAACCTCACCAGTAAGAGCAACGGATCTATGCCAATACTTCACGCCAAAGTCATCATGCAACACCAAAGCGGTTGATGAAATATCAGATTTAAGCTTGCCGCTGGATGGGTCCCATCGCATAGTGATACCAACAACCTGCCGTTCACCAATCATCATGATGTATTTACCGTTGGCACGACGCAGGACTGGTTCACAGTCATAAGGAATCATCTTATCTGGATCAAGTCGAACCTCACCAATAGGCTTGGCGTGCATCTGATACTGTGAATCCCATTCATTTAATGTACGACATTCCTTGCGACGCTTATCCATTTCACTTGGCGTGAAGCGTTCAGGCCACAGCGATTCATTATATATATCGATCAGGTAATGGCTTTCAGTGAAAATGATCGTCCATGTATTGCCATTTGATCTGACTAGATAATCTTCTTTTTCTTTTAATAGTCTGGCTGTGCTGCTAATACCGCTAAAGACATATACTGGCTCGAAGTCAACGATGCACTCAACGACATTTTCAAATCGTTTTTCTTTTTCAAACATGCGAAGAATCATGCATTTTGCACCCTGTTTTTGTACTTGTGTATAAAGAGAATCATGGGTATGCGGCGTACCAACAAACAGCTTTTGCCCACCTGGTATGAGAATGTGCGTCTGCTCGGACAGGCGATAGCGCAGCTTTTCACGCGCTTCAGGTGTACCAATGTTGGCTGGCATTTCCACATCATCGTTTTGGATTTCATGCGCACGTGCACCAGTCACGTTGGACAATACGCCACGTGCATGTAGTGAGCCATGTCTCACATCTTCCGATCCAGTCACCCACCACTTTTGAAGCTCACCACGTTCTTTAAATACGCCAAACAACTGACACAGCGGATGCTTTTCAATGACTTGCTGAGTACCACGGCTACACTTTGCAGCATCACCATCGGTTGCGCCCTGATGCAAGATCAGGCGATCACGATCAATGAATAGTTTCCAAGCGTTGTAGATATCCAGAATCGTAGATTTGCCGTGACCACGCGGCATCATCAATAAACCAAGCGGCCCGTAATTCTCCAAGAAATCACAGACATCTAAATGAAAGTCCGGCACTTCCCAATTCATGGCTTCCGCATAAACCAGAAAGAAAGCAGCAAAGCTGACCTTGATCATGTATTAGCTCGGTCGTTGCTTGCGTTCTTCCAGTTTTTTGGCCACACTTTCAAGCAATGCAGCCGCCTGTGCTTCTGGTGATACCTTTCGATCACTTCCATCGCCAGCTGACAATTCATCATCCAGCAAGACGCGGTTTAATTTCTCCATGCAGGTCAGTGCTTCCTTTGCGCCTTTGTATAACCAAACTTTGTCACCACGGCCTTTCTTATCAAAAACGTCCTGACCATAAGCTTCAGTCATTAGATCGACTGCATCCGATCCCGCCATTTCCATGCAGAGTTTTAATTTCTCTACTGTTTCAGGCTTCAGAAAACGTAACTTCTTTACATCCGACATAAAAAATCCCCCGTATATAGGCCATATATACAGGGGGTTGGGCTGGGCTTTGTTGGGTGGGTTTTACTTATTTAATTAGATCTACACATTGCGCCTTTGTAGCGATAGTTGGTAACGATTCCGCCCACTAATTTAAACTCTAGCTTACAGTCAATATCAAAAGAATTATTACTAGATGTTGTGTTAATAACTCCCCCTGAAACTGTTGAAGCACTGTTATTAGGAAGATTTACACGCCCACTTTGATAGTATTCTACGATCTCAAAATTTTCAGACTTATATTCTCGAACTGGAATCCCCATTTCATCTATAAGTTGATCTTTAGTAAGCCCTTTTTTGGCATCCATTCTTTTTTCAAATTTACCTACAGTCGCACATCCAGTAAGCAATAAAACCAATCCAATACTAATTATTTTCATTCTACAACCCTCTCAAAATCTGGCATTTGAATATCACCTACATCATCACCCCAGAATCGCGTCCGGTCGTGCTGACGTTCAGCTTTACGCAATAATTTTTCACGATAACCAGGTGCAATCATATCTTGCATTTCATCAAAAATCATTCGATTGGTTGCAGCTTTCGTATACCAGAGGTTTTGAGCAGGGATCTTGTTCTTGAGCAAACGGAATGCTTCATTAGATGCATTGGTATCCTTGTCATCGTAATACTGCGTCAGGTTGCCTACAGTCAAACCGAGCACAGCTTTAACGTCTGATCCCAATGGACCCACCATAAAGTCCGATGCACTACGTCCTGAAGTATCCGTACCAGCAACAAGAATATCGCCAAGGATGGATAAGCCACCGCCTTGAACCGCTGAACGCGTCCAGAAATTCATAGCCTTCTGTGGATCGTCGCTATCCCACATGGTTGAAGGATCGTTACCATTGGCCAGTTCTTTAAGCTGCACAGCCAGCGCGCCAAGTAGTGTGGTCATGGCAAATAAGGAAATGCCATAAGCTGCTTTACCTTTCACCCCATCCTGCGCCATTGCACGTGAACCATGGCGCATTAAAAATGCTGCTGGGAATGACTTAAACTGAAGCATAGACTTCACAAGTTCACCCATGCCTGTGCCTTTTCGTTGTCCTGCACTCATCCATGTACGTTCACGCAACCCAGCTTCAACAACTGCCATTCCCTGCTCATCCAGCAAGTGTGCCTGAAACTGTGTGGCGACTTCATCGCGGATTTTTTGTGCTAATAATTTTTTCTCCCCATCAATACTGTTTGCAA